GATTAGCAGCAGGCTCTGCAGGAGCTTGACCCTCTGGCGCTGGGCCACCCATAGCAGCCATCTCTGGTGTTGGAGCAGGCTGTTGGAACCCTTTGAGGATCTCAGCTTGGATAGCGGCGTCCTGCATAGAGTTAGTCACCTTATCAGGATCAAGATCCATGCTCTTAGCGATCTCACGTACAATGTAGTCCATCTTAGCAAAAGGAGCCAGCATTGGGTTAGAAGCTACCTGTAGGAACTGCATGAGACGCTGAGAGCGTACCTCATTAGCCATCAAGCTCTCTGTACCATTAGCTTTAACTTCTAAGTCACCACGAATAGATTCATCAAAGTCAAACTGCATGTTGAAAGCAAAGAAAGCACGTCCTAGTGGAGCAAGAAGGTAATCATCTACGTTCTTAACTACAGCACGGATACTACCATTAGCAGCACTCATAAGCATGGAGATACCAGAAGCAGTACGTCCTACGCCTGATATACCTGTCTGACCGTGAGCAAAGCTAGGGAAGCCTGTACTCTCATCAGCTAAGACACGAGCCTTGTCAAAGAGTTGCATATTCTCTTGTGCTACGTTAGGGAACTTAGTACCGAAGATTGCTTGTCCAGGTGCGCCGCCTTGTCTCCGAAACACCTTGCCAGGATGTACAGAGAGGTCTTGACCCGGTACAAGGTTAGTCTCATCAATCTCAATAAGAAGATTACCAGATAGTACAGCATTGTCAACAGCCATACGCATAAAGCCGTTCATCAATGTTTGTGTGTCATCCATGTTCTCAGCAATACCTACACCAAAGAAGGAATAAGGGTTATGCTCATATGGTGCTGCGTAGTAAGGAATACGTGATGGTTTGAATGGGTTGAGAACACAACGGATGATCTTACCGTTTACTGTCCAGATATTAGCATTTACTTCAAACAAGCCTTTAAGCTCTTTGGGTATCTTAACGCCATTCTCTTCAAGAAGCTCTACGTCAACGAAACCCCAGAACTCCAACACTTCCCAGCGCTCAGAGCTAGTGTCGATGACATCATCGTCTTCCATCTTCATTTCCCAGTGCTTACGCACATAGTCAGAACCTACAGCGATAGAATCTTCGATAGCATCATTAATGAAGTAAGGGCGGTTCTTCAAAGAGCGAAGCTGGTTACGTGACATCTTGTGACGCTCAATGACGTACTCTGCATCATCCATAGATGTAGCTTCAGGGTCAGGGTAGAAGTTCCAGATAGACACGTGGTTAGTTGATGGTACAGTCTTGACTAGAGGGTCATACTCACCTTCTTCGTTCCAGTTAGGGTATTCCTTATCTACAGCGAATGGACCCTTCATGACACCCGTGCCGAGTAGTGCCATCTCGAAAGCCATAGAGCGTAGATGCTTGGATGCACCACTCTCGTTAAGCTGATCGTGGATCTTCTTCTCCATCTTCTTAGCGGCGATAAGAGCAGGGTGAAAGGTCACTGTGGTGGGTGATGTACCCGCACCCTCAATAACCCTATCAGAAACGCTCTCAAGCTTGTTTGAGAGTGGTCCTAGACGCCTACGTAGATCCGACATAGTTTCACCAGGCTTAAGCTTAGTGTCAGGACCAATCAAGTAGGGTTTATTACCTTCACTGCCAAACGCAGAAGTAAGTTCTTCTGTAGCCTTCTCAGCATTAGGATCTAAGTTAATGTGTACAGACTCTGCTACACCGTCTGGCAGTACGGTAGGGTCTACAGAGAGTGGGAACTTGTTGTTACCGAATAGTACGTCAACAATCTGACCATAGGCTGCAAGAGCTTTCGTCTTAGTTACTTTAACGAATACTTTAGACTTCTCAGAGGAAGTAAACTGTACATCAGGCCCGTAGATACCACGGTAGTTACGGTAAGCACGTAGCCAGCGCTCTTCGTCTGCTTGTCGTGCATCCTCAGCTCTATTGAAACGCTCTGTAACAAATGAAACAATGCTGCTAACGTTCTCGAACAGAGTATCGTCTTGGTCTTCAGCTGCAACTACTTCATCTGTTTCGTATGAGAGGTCATCTATATCTGCCATTTATTTAGTATCCAAAGCTAGGGTCTGACATCTGAAAGCCAGAGTTTTGTGTTGCTGGGTTGAAGTCCCAGATAGAGCTACGAGGTCTTGTCATTATACCGTACCGCAATGCGTCATACAAGTGGTCTTCTGCGTTAGTGTCAACGTCTTCAGGGTTTCTCTTGTCTAGCGGGATAATAGGTAGCTGTGCTATTGTGCTAATACAGTTAGAGAAAAACACAAGTCTAGGCTCTTCTGTGTGTTCATCTACCTGCAAACGTCTGTGGATCTCGTTCTTACCTGCTACCCGTGAACCACGAGAACGATCAGACGGTCTCCAGCGACAACCCTTCATAATCATCTGCTCTGCTAGTGATGGACCTGTGTCACCTCTTTTATGCCAGAGAGAGGAGTCCAACACGCCGTAACGTATAGTACCATCATTTGCCTCAGCTTCCAAGATCATATCTGCTAGATCAGTAGCTGTAACCTTAGAGCAATATAACTCTCTGTAGACAACCAGCTGTTCACTTGGTGATACAGCGAACCAGAGAACTCCAGTGTAGGAGCCATAACCGTAGTCGCAAGCTCTAAACTTAGGCCACGAGTCTGGAATATCGTAAGGCTCAGTAACGTGTATTCTTCGATTAAACTCAGGAAATGCAGCTCCTTCATTGACGTCCCAGTTACCCTCAAGTAGTTGCTTACGTTGATGCTCAGGTAATGACAGAAGCATCGCTTCGTAGTCGCCTGTATCAGCTAAGTAAGGATTATCAAACAAACTAGCAGGAATAAACCTGCGCTTAAAAAGAGGCTCACCCTCACGGCTATGCCCTTTAGGGAAAGCAATAGTGTCACCTGTCTCAATGTTCGTAGCCCAGAAAGGCTCACCTGCAGGAGCAGGATCAATGAACATCTTCTTAACCCAACCATGCCCAGCGCCACCAGGGTTAGTCGTACCACGCATATACAAACCTAAGTCTGAACTGTGGGCGCTACGTAGTCGAGAACGCATGTAGTCCCACGCATATGGTGTAGGCCACTGTGTAAGTTCGTCAAAGCCAATCCAGTTAAACGCTTGTCCTTGGTAGCGTGTAACATCCATGTCCTTGTCTAGGTACGACATCCAGAGCCTTCCGCCTTGTGGAGTGATCCACTGTGACTTACGCTCTGACCATTTGATACCAGGTATAGCTTTAGGGTAAAGCTCTTGGCTCTTCTGAATAAGTTCACGTAGCTCTTCTGTAGTATGTCGTACTAGCAGTCCACTAAAGTTAGGACTACCTAAACCGTGTAACGGGTCAGCAAGCATGGCATACGATTTACCACCACCTGCTGCCCCGCCGTACAATACTTCCCTTTCAGATGCACTTAGGAAGTTTGTCTGTGGCCCCGGATTGGGCTTAAACACGATTTCTTGAGCTGCTTCTACATCAAGATCTGCTGGCTTAACTTGAGCATACACTGGCTCTACTACAGGTTCAACCGTCTGAGGAGTCGATGATTCTGTAGGCTCCGATGTTTTCTTCTTCGAGCTTTTTGATTTCCGTAAGCGTTTCTTCGAGCCGCTGGGCAAGCTTGCGTTTAATTCTAGCTGTTGTCTTACGTTTTCGCTCAATGTCTACCCTCTTCTTTAAACCCATATGTGAGATGTAACGCCCTGTCTGCTTAGTTAGCCAGATAGCAACTTCTCTGTAACCATACTGCTTTAAGTGGCGCTTTGCAAGCTCTAAGGCTTCAAGCTCAGTAGGGATGGGTTCTAGTAGTTTATTATTATCAGGGTGTATTCTATAACCGTATGGCACTTGTCTAGTTGTACGAACTATAACGTGCCACTGTTTCTCTTCACCTCTATGGGGTCTAGGCAGTTGCCAGTACCCTAAAGATTGTCGCTTCATTGTTACTCGTTCTTGCCTTCCTTGGATGGTAGAATAAACACACCGCCACTAGAGGACGATACATCTACTTTGTCTACCTTACCAAGTCCTGCACGGTCAAGCAAGTCTTTTGCTGCAGCCATCTTCTCTTTAATGCCTAGCTCAGTAGGATCATTCAATGCACCAACCAGAGCCATCACAGCTCTAGGTGCTGAACGTGCGAAGTGTGTACGTGTAGCATCAGCAATCTCATCCTTGAGAGCCTCTATAATAAGACGTGTAGGGGTCTTGTCACTATAGCCAGCAATCTTCTTAGCAAGAACAACATCACCAGCCGCCTCGTCAAAGAGTACTTCCAAGAACTTCTGTTGATTCTCTGTTAGTTGTCGTGCCATGTTGTTTTCCTTAGTTACTGTTACTTCGTAAGCTTACCATTTGTTTTGCTGCTTTCCAAGGAAATAAATCCCCACGCCAAGAATACCAATTCCTGATAGAACAACCAATATACCAAGGCTCCACTCCACAATAGTCTGCTTAATCTCAGCCTTGCGATACATAGTTTTCTGACGGTCTTTACGTACCTGCGCTTCAATGTGGAGAAGCTCTTCCCAAGCGCTCTGACCGTAAGCAAACTGGATATACTGTTTAATCTCAGCACGTAAAGCCTCCGCTTGTTTCTTCTTAGCGAAGATGTCCATCGCACTAGGACCACTACCACCGAATAGTACAGCATACCAAGGCGGATTCTCTGACTGCTTATGTGCAAAACTAAGATCAGAGACAGCACCAGCAAACTTAGCTAAGTCATTAGAGATGCCTCCAATGTCCTTGCCTAACTGAATACCCTTCTTAATAGCGGATACAGCTGTCTGTGCTGCAGCAAAAGCTGTGAATGGATCAATCATTTGAACTTAACCTCTATAGGGCATACATAGTTATAACTAACCCTGTACACTCTGTCATACCATCCACCATTCTTAGGTAAGCCGCAGTCGTAGTAACAATACTGAAACAACCTGTTACCACTTTCAGTCCATGCGTGATTGAACGAGATAAAGGCTAGTACACAGAGCAAAACTACTCAACCATAAGTTCTGTGTGGTCACGGCCTATGTACTTTAGCTCACTCTCTATAATAGCTACACGCTGCTGTAGTTCAGTGATCCTTGAGATAGTACGAGTTAAAGCGTCTAACTCTTCCCATAACTCTTCTACATCACCCCAAACGTAGTCTATCTCCATAGAGTTATCTAATACGTCACGCTTAAGATTGACGTTATCTTCGATAGCCATACGGGAGCCAAGCTGGCTTACTGTTTCTTCTAGGCTTGCTATTGTGGAAGCTTGTTGAGATACCCACCACACACCACCAGCAAGCTGTACAGCCATAGCGGCTACAAGTGCTAAGGGTATCTTAACATTTTCCATAATAGCTCTCCTAACTATTTGAAACTTTCTGCTACGACATTGCGTATCTCTCCACGAGCAATGCCTATATCACGTAACTCTTTGTCTGACATGTTGGTTAGAATCCAGTAGTCAGCACGGGCTTGTTGTGCTTTCTGTAAACTTGCGAGAAAGTCGGATACTGTCTTAACGATTAATGCGTACATGGTATGTTCCTATGTGTTTAGCCTAGCTCCATTGCTAGACTTACATAGTTATACTCATGTTAGCGCTATTTACCTCTACTAAGTTTGCATACCCGCTATGTGTTATCCAACAGGTACAAACGTCTCAGTTACAGTACACATAAAGTCTAGCTCTGGTGTAATTTGGCTAGTAGCCACACAACGTATCTGGTCTCCCGGTTCCAGAACTAGAGTAGCACCAGTAAGAAGAATAGACTCACCTAATGCCAAGTTCTTTCCACCAACAAGGCGGAACTCTGCTGAGTCACTAGCCCTGTACCACTTAGCTGTAGCGGATGTATTACCGTTAGCATTAACAGCAAAGAGCATAGACACCTCACCACGACAGTTAGCTGGGCAAGTGTACAGAGTTTCTACTTGATCCTCTGTGTCACAGATTACACCCTTACTAACAATTCGTGCTGGTTTGCCTGGGGATACAAGTGTCATTACTTCTTCTTAGCTTTCTTAACTGTCTTAACTACCCATGCTTCATTTACACCAGGAGTGCTGGGGTCATCAGCAATGAAATGTCCATTCTCATCCCTAGCTCGTACCACTTCCAAAGTATCCTCAACTACAACATCCTTCTTTGTTTTAGGCGCTGGGCGTTTAACAGGTTTAGTAGCTACAATATCAGCTTCCTCACAGATAGCATTAACGTTAGGATCTTTGCTCTGTACGTTACCGTAGTTGTCTTCGCCAGCTGACTGGTTACCCATGGAGTCCCACACGTAGCCATGCTCATCTACACGGTAGCCCTTAGCTTCCAGTGCTTCTTGGTATTTATGGTAGTATTTCATTACTTACCCTTTTTCATTGGACGTTCAGCAGCCATAGAAGCACCACAAGGTACTGAGCCGCCTTTGTTGTAACCCATCTTCTTCTTAGTCATACCACCCATACCGTAGCCTGACTTATTAGCCATACCGCCACCCATGTAACCCATCTTCTTAGCTACTTCTGGTGCTTCTTTCTTAAGAGCTTTCATGCCTTTGTTCATCATTTTAGTATTCCTCATCCATATGTTGATCTTTACAATCCCACCCTTGGCAGGACTTCTCTTGGCTACAAACAAACTTAAACTTACTACAAGCACCTAAGCCTGACTCAATGT